GGCGGCGGAGCCTCTGTGGGCTTTGGCGGCGCGACAAGCTTTGGCTTCAGGGGAACGATGTTGTCCTCCGCAGCGATCCGGCGCTCGCATTCGGCCAAAAGCTTGCGGTCGGTGGCGCGGCGCTTGGCGCCGAACAGGGTGGCCCAGGTGTTCTTTTTCATACCAGCCTCCAGAGCGCCAACGTTCCGATCAGCAGAGCGAGCAAGGTGAAACCTAAAATTGCATTGGTGATCACGCGCTCAATCCACACGGGTGACCTCCCATTTCCCGTCCTGTTGGATCACCGCCAGAAGCGAGGCTTGTTTATAAAAAATCACCAGTTCGCCGTTGACGTCGGCCGCGGCGGCGGGCCGATAGGGCGGATCGCCGGGGAAGCGAAGGGTGCGGTTCTTCTGCATCCGGAAGCCCTGGATAGGGCGCCAGCCGCCGCCGTGACGATAGCGGTCCTCCAGCTGCTCGCGGACGGAACGGCCGTCAGCGGCGCTCAGAATGTCAGGGAGGAGCCCCAGGCCCTCGGGCAGGGGGAACGACGGGTCGAGCGAAACCCAGAGCATCGGTTTTTTCATTGCGCCAAAGTAGAATTCATAGCTGGCCTCCAGCGAGGCGGCGGTGTGGTCGATCATTCATTCCTCGCTTGCGGCCATTCGCGGTCGGGTTCGGGGTAATCGCAGCGGCGGTCGTAACAACGCGCGCACAACCACTCGCCAGGCTTGCCGCTGTAACCGGTCAGATCTTCGGCGAAGACGGTTCCGATAGCGTCGTCACAATCCTCGCAATTGCGAGGCAAGTCGGCTCCGCATTCGTAACAGCAACCGGCGTCGGTCGGCGCGTCCCAATTGAAGCCGTCCGCATAGCAACGATCACAAACGCCATCGTTTTTCGGCGCTCGCCTATGTTTGCGCCAATACTCGTCTTCGGGCGTCTCGAGCTTCCAGTCGTCGTAGGTCATTTGCTTGCCTTCTTGATGCGATGGGCTGGCGGGAAACCGCAGGAAAACCCGCTTTCGAAATCAACGCGCACGCAGTTGGGCGTCTCGCGCTCAGTAGCGAGCACGGTTTCGTACTCGAATTCGAATTCAGGATGCTCGCCGTTGTCGGCGTAAGCATCGCCTTCGAGGTCGATACGGTCGCCCGGACGAAGGTTCGTGATGGTTTTCATGTTAAACTCCTGATTCGGTTGTGTTGCCGGGTTTCGAGCGCCTTCGGGTGTGCCAAACTGCGCTCGAAACGCTGCACCACCTCCTCTCGTTAGCCGCCGAGTCCTTCCTCGACATAGGCGAGCGCAACGCGGCGCGAGCACTCTTCGAGCACCAGCTTATGCGCGTCGGGCGCGTGGACCTTGCAGACGTTGGCGTAGAATTGCAGTTGCTTGTCGCTCATGAACGGCAAGGCCGCCTTGAGGGGGTTAAGGTCGAGGATGTCGAGAACTCCTGACCAGCGTTTGGTTGGCATTGGGAGCACCTATATTCGAGACAGGCTGGCCGCGGCGCGACCAACTAACAGGATCGTAATTAAGACTATGAGTTGGGATTGTCAATAGGGATTTGAGGATTATTTTCGGCGACTTGGGTCCAGAGCATGGGCCGCGGCAAGGGGTTCGGCGGATCTTGGGCGTAAGATCGGTAAGCAGCGAGGAGAGCCTTGCGGGCGTTTGTTTCGCGAATATGGGCGGTATGTTTGGCGGTGAAGCCATTTTCAATAGGTTCAAGGGGTTGAGCAATTTCGCTGAAGGTCCAACCAGTTTCCAACCAGTGGATTAGGATTAGGCGCTGAGTGAAAAGGATTGTGGGAACGAAGTAATAACCGGCGAAGGCATCGTAAGCGGGGCTTGGCGCCGTGCGGCGGGGTTCCGCGGCGTGGCCGCGGTAAGCCGCGACGATGCGATCGGCGAATTCCTGGGTGAAGTAGGTTTCGCCAAATTCCTTTTTGCCGCGCGCTTTGAATTCCTCGGCAATTTTTTGGTAAAAGCGAGAGGCTTTCGGGCTTAAGGCGGTCGCCATGAGGCTTATGGTGGCGGGGGCGACGCCAAAAGCTTTTGCGACAATTTGCTGGGGAACGCCAGTTTGGACAGCGTAGAAGGCCGCGCGCCTTTCGTTAGGGAGCAGGCGAGCGGCGCTAGTGAGGGGCATGCGGGCGACAAGCGCGTCGAGGTCGTCGGTTGCTTTTGACAAGAATTCCCTCTTAGGTTGTATGTCTATTTTTCTTGTTAGAATTATTTGCTTAACTCTGGCAAATGTCAATGTTACACGCCTATTATCGCGCGTGAGAAAGATGGGTGTCTTTCGGGTTCATTACGGTGTGAGGATGGGAGAGAAAGAGCAGAAAAAAGTTACAGTAGGGGTCGATACGTTGACATTTGCCAGAAGTAGACATTTAAACAATGCAACCGGGATTGGGTTTGCCCGGAGGCCTTCTTTTCTTCGAAAGGAAGCGCGCTAAGGGCGATGCGGGCGCGGCCAGCATGAAAGCCGCGAACAGGAGCGCGAGGGCGATCATTGCGCCAGCCTCGATTGATACCAAACGGCGCAGTGCAGGCAGGGGTGACCGGCGAGCGCCATCTGGTAGTAGGCCGTGAACAGCTGGCGATAGGCTTGGCGGTATCGGCGATAGGGTTTCATGCCGCCCTCACGAAGTTGCGCGCGCCTGCGCCATGGGCGACGATGGCAATCGAGGTCTTGGCTTTGGCTGATGTCCCGCCGCATGCGAGACAAGACGCGCAAGACGTCTTCTTGCCTGCCTCTTGCGAGGCAGGGCAGATCACTTCGCGCGGCGCCAGCGCTTCGGCCGCGGTTCGAACCCGGAACGTGCGATAGCCAAGCGCTTGTGCTTCGGCCATGTCTTCGGCCGAGTCGGCCGACGCCATGACGTAGGTGCGAAAGCGCGTATCGCAGCTGCGCCATTGATGGGTGTAGCCAGTGAAGGCCGCGGCATTGGCCAGCGCGGCTTGCCACACCGCCAAAGGCAGCGCGGCCGGGTCACCATAAGCGCCAAGCCGCACTTTCTTGCCAGCGAGGCGCGCTGGCGCGTCTGTCGCGACATCCTGGCCATAGACGCCGCGCTTGTAAGACGCCCACACGTTGCGCGGCGCATGGAACAGGGTGACGTAGCAGGTTCGGCCGCGATTCACCCATCCGAGTTCAGCGCTGACATACTCGGAGATCCCGCGGTGTGGACATTGTCCGCATATGCTGGCGTCTTCGCCTTGCTTGACCGCGTCGATAGGGGCGATGTCGTCGCGAAGAATCCACACTTGCGCCATTGCGCCAGTCTTGGCGTTGACGCTGTTCAAGTCCAACCCTGTGACAATCGCCACAATGGGCTTTCCGTCTAGCTGAGACGGACCGCGATAGAGAATCATCTCAACACCACACGATATGATCGAGACCGATCAGTCCGGCATCAATCCAAATTTGTGCGTCTTCTCTCAACATGGCATTGCTCCTGAAGCGGCACACCCGCTTAGGACGGAATATAGGACTGCTAATAAGGACTGTCAAGAGGGATTATGGATGTTGCGGATTCGCCACTGCGACACAGACGCGACATAACGCCACATTCGTTAATGATATCAACACCAATGGACGGATTGCTTATCCGCTGGTCAGGCAAGAACGCGACAGGAACGCGCGCCGCGCGTACAACCGCGTGGCTCGGTTGTATTCCTATTGGCGAGCGGCGGAGAGCCCCCCATGGCCCCTCCTTAAAGGTACCGGAACCGGGGGTGTCATCAATCACGAACCGTGATAAAATATATTACAAATGAAAGACGACCATCCTCATCTGACGCTTGTTGATCCCCACGCCCCGCAGAGCAACGACGACGAGTTCGTCCCTCTCCCGTACTATCCCTGGGAGGAACGTCCATCCACCCTCGCGATTGACTTCGACGAGGCTGCGACCGCCATTCATCTTGCCCATGGCGAGCTCATCGCCGCTTCTCGCCTGCTCAAGGTCGGCCTTCATCGCCTGACCCGTCTCGTCAAGGCCTCCCCCCGTCTCCAACGCATTCATCAGGAGAGCTTCGAACATGCGCTCATTCGCGCGGTCGCCGTGCCCATCGACACACTCTTTTCCGAAACTGCCGATCAACGGGCGAAGGAGTGGGCCAGCACAAAGGTGCTGCAGAGCCGTCTGGCGATGGGTCATCCGCTCAGCCCTGCCCCGCCTGCCACCACCCAAAGCGCCGCCAGCTTGACCGTCAACCCCACGCAGCGCAGCATCACCTTCCGCTGGAGGACCGACGCTGACGACGCCCCGCCCGACGACGTCGCCTGACGAGATCGTCCTCCCCTACAAGCCGCGCCGTCATTTCCTTCCCCTGCACGCCTCCCAAAAGCGCTGGATCTTCGCCGTCTGCCACCGGCGCGCCGGGAAGACGGTCGCCCTCGCCAACACCCTGATCGCCCGCTGCCTCAACAATCCCCGCCTCGAGCCGCCCCCCAGATATGCCTACATCGGCCCGAGCTTCGACCAGGCCAAAGACCTGGTCTGGGGCTATCTCAAGCAATACACCGCCAACGTTCCCCAAATCCGTCACCTCGAGGGCGAGCTCACCTGCGTCTTCCCCGGCGGCGGCACCATCCGCCTCTATGGCGGCGCGCTGGCCTACGAGCGGATGCGGGGCATCTACCTCGACGGCGCGGTGCTGGACGAGTACCCTCTCCTGAACCCGGCCGCCTTTACCAGTGTCGTGCGCCCGGCCCTCGCCGATTACAGGGGCTTCGCCATTGTCTCCGGCACCAGCGCTGGCGACGACCATTTTCATAAGCTTTACCTGAAGGCTCAGGACGATCCCTTGTGGGACTGCTTCGACATCAAGGTCACCGACACCGGCGAAGACGCCTTGTCCCTGGACGAGGTGGCTGCGATGCGCGAGGATATGTCTCCCGACGAGTTCGCCCGCGAGATGCTCAACTCATTCGACGCCCCGGTCGAGGGCGCCTACTATACCGAGGCGCTCAACGCGCTCCAATTGGCCGGTCGGGTCACCAAGGTCTCCCCCGACCTCAATACCGACGTGATCACCTCCTGGGACCTGGGCATCCGCCACCTTCAGTGCGTGTGGCTGTTTCAACTGGCTGGCCGGGAGGTGCATTGGATTGACTATATCGAGGGGCATGGCAAGAAACTCAGTCATTACACCGACCTCCTGAACCTCAAGGCCAAGGTCAATGGTTATAGTTATCGAGCGCATCTTTTGCCTCACGACGTCGAGGTGAAGGAGCTTATCACTGGTCACAGCCGCCGACAGGAGCTCAACGGCCTTCTGGCGGAGCCGATCATCACCGTGCCCAACCACAACACTGAGGATGGCATCACCGCCACTCGCGGCATCCTCGGCGTCTCCTGGTTCGACCAAGACGCGACTCGTCGTGGATTGGCCCGTCTGCGCTCCTATCGCCGTGGCAAGCATGGCGTCGCCATCCCCGACGAGGCGGAGGACGCCGCCGACGCTTTCAGGACTGGTTGCATAGGGATTCCACTTGTATCTGGTAGTTTTGGAAAATACGGGGCTCAAGGGCGCCTCAGGCGCAGATTGCGAGGTCTGGTGTGACTTACGGTGAGAAGGCGGTTGGGCTGAGCTTCAATCCGAGTGGCGACGAGAATGTGCAGAAGCTCAAAGAGGCTTATGCCGAGATCATCGATTTGCTCAACGAGGCGCGCGATGAAGTGAGTGATAGTGAAGCCAAGCGCTTGTACTCGATCGCCATCACCGAGGCGCAGGCCGCCCAGATGTGGTCGGTCAAGGCGGCGACGTGGCGGTCATGATCGGCGCGCGTGAGGCCTTTCTTATCGCGTTGGCGGACCAGTTCGGCCTCGATTTGACCGACGCGCTGGTGGCGCAGGTTGATTGCATCCTGGCGCGTTTGTGGATGCATGGATTTAAGATCGTTCCATGGCAATCATAATCATCATCGTACGCTGGTGGCATGCGCGGATGCGGCGCTTCGATCTCGAGATCCTGTGGCCTAGCTGTAAAGAATATTCCCCTGACCTCGATCACGCCAAGGCGGCCTTCGCCGTGCATGCGTTCAACGATCCGGCCTGGCTGGCGCTCGGCCAGGATGAACTGATGACGGCGATCGACGAACTGCGTTAGCGGCGATTATTGCGCTGTTCGATACGCGTCGCCCAACGACAATTTCCAGGTTCATAGTCGCCGTCGTTGTCGCGCCGATCTATCGACATTCCTGGTGGCATCTCGCCCATGTCGGCTAGAAAATTGATGAAGCTCTCCCAGTGTTCGCACACTTGGATGCCTCGGCCGCCGTAGTTCTTCCAGGCTCGGTGTTTTGGATTGCGACAGCGGTCGCGCATGTTTTTCCAGCATTGGTATGTTTTGGTTCTAGATCGACCGTGTGTAGTGAATTGTATAGTGCTACGCGCAGCAGCGCTATCGCGTTTCCAGCATCCACAGCTTTTGGTACTGCCGTTTCTGAGATTTGCGTTCGAGACTTCAGAGGTTTTTCCGCAATCACATTGACAGAGCCAGTGTTTCGGTTTCGTATATTTGATGGGCGTCAGTCGCCCGAAACGCGTTCCTGTCAGGTCAACGATAGGCATGGTTGGTAGTCCGAATCTAACGGAATGCAATCCCTCATACATCGCCACCTTGCCGGGTCAAGCCCATTTCGCTATTGTCGATAGTCAGCATACATGTCGCGAGTGTAGTTCATGGGCGAACCAGAGAGGCGAGAGGAGCTCGATCGGCCTCTTGAAGGAGGCGCGTTGCCGGAAGGCGCGGCGACACCTGCAGGACCCGCCGCCGATCCCGCACGACGCGATCGCCTGCCGCCACTTCACAGCCGCCAAGACTCCGCCGACGATTTAGCGAAAAGCTTGGAAGATCCCAACGCTCCTTTGAGCGAAAGTCTGGATTTGCTGATCAAGCTCAATGAGCCTGAGCTTTTGATTCGAGCCTTGAAGAAAATCGCAGTTCAGTATCCCCCAGAGGACAAGCGCTGGCTCGGAATTCTGCGTCTTTGTGAGCGTTGCGAAGAGTACTACGATCATATCGGCCAGCCGCGTTCGAACCGGCCGCAGCCGTAGGCTTTTGCCATAGGCGTGATTTGAGGTAGAACACGCTCGGGTGTGTCAACCGGGCGGGCGCGATGGAGCGCATATTTGCGCATTTCAAGGACCCAGTCGGGCCTTCGAATGCCGCTTACGATCCTCGGGATCCCGAGAGCTACGACCAGTACATCCGCGCGATGATGGGTGACTCGGTCGATTACGAAAACGCCTTCCTGCAGGTCGATCGCAACCAGGCTCAGTTATACTATTACGGATATGAGCCGTGGATTGGGCCTTACAATCCCGGCAGCCCGTACATCGGCGAGGATCCCAACGCCACGTTGGGCGAGATCCTCAACAAGGACAACCCCAACCAGCCGAACCGCTCGACCTACGTCTCCACCGACGTGCGCGACGCGGTGATGCAAATGCTGCCGAGCTTGATCCGGCTGTTCGGCGCGAGCGAATCCCCAGTTTTCCTGGTGCCGCGGAGCGAAGCCCAATCGGACATGGCCGAGCAGGGCACCGATTACGTCAATTACACATTCTGGAATGACAATTCTGGCTTCTTGCTGCTGTACGGGGCGATCAAAGACGCTTTGACGGTCAAGGCCGGGTTCTTGAAATGGTGGTCGGAAGACTATCGCGAGATCAAACGCAAGAAATTCCTCAACGTCACCGCCGAGCAGCTACAGATGCTGCTGAGCGAAAATCCCACCGCCAAGATCATCGAGATCGGCAAGCCGGTTCCACAACCGAAGCCGCCGATGCCGCCTAGCCCCTTGCCCCCTACGGCGTTGGGCGGCCCGCCTCCCGGCGCTCCCGTGCCGGGGGGCGCCCCTCCGGGTGGGCCCCCGCCAGGTCCGCTCGCAGCTGGCGGCCCGCCTCCCGGTCCGCCAGGTCCGCCAGCCGGTGCACCCCCTAATCCACCGGCTGGTGGACCGCCGCCTGGCCCGATGGCTGGCGCACCGCCGCCGCCCTTGCCGCCAGAGCTCACCCAGCCGCCGCCGCCGGTCTACGACCATGCGGTGGTCGAGTTCGAGGTGTCGAAGCCTTTGATCAAGGTCGAAGGCGTGCCGCCGGAGGAGATGCGGCTCGATCGCTACGCGCGCAACTTCAAGACCAGCCGCATCGTCGGTCACCAGCGCATCGTCCCGGTCGATCAACTGATCGCCATGGGCTACGACCGCGACCAGTGCATGGAGCATATCCAGACTTCGGAATCGGCCTTCACCACCGAGCCGCAATTGCGCAACCCCGGCCGCTTCATGGGAACGCGGCTGGGCGACGGGGTCAAGTATGGCGAGTGGTACGTCAAGATCGACAAGGACGGCGATGGCGTCCCAGAGCTCCGCTACATCTGCACCTTCGGCGACGAAAACATCGTCGTCTCGGATGAGTACGCCAACCGGGTGAAGTTCGCAGTTTTTGCTTGCGACCCGATCAGCCACACCATCATTGGCGACAGCCTGGCCGATTACACCGAGGACATTCAGCGCATCAAGACCAACATGATGCGGGCGATCCTCGACAGCGCCGCCGAAAGCATCAATCCAAAAACCGTGATCAATGAATTGATGGTCACGGTCGACGATGCGCTCAACGACGACCTTGGCGCGGTGATCCGCACTCGCGGCGATCCCAGCGCCTCGGTGATGTTCACCAACACGCCGTTCCTCGGCCAGCAGGCGATGCCGGTGGTCGAGATGCTGAACGACCAGTTGCAGCGCCGCACCGGCCTCTCCGACGCGGCGAAAGGCCTCGACCCCAAGGCGCTGCAATCATCAACGATGATTGGGGTCGAGGCCGTCATCAACGGGGCGCAGGAGCGCGTCGAGCTCGTCGCGAGGGTTTTATGCGAAACGGGTTTTAAGGATTTGTTCGCTGGTCTGTACAACGAAATCTGCGAGAACCCCAACCAGCAGCGCACGCTGCGGATCCGCGGCAAGTTCGTTCCATACGACACCAGCACCTTCGATTCGACCATGGAGGTCGAGGTCAACCCCAACCTCGGCAAGGGCTCGGATATGGTCCGGATGCTGGCGTTGAACCAGATCAAGCAGGATCAGCAGTTGCTGGTGACCCAGATGGGCATCGGCAATCCGATTTGCGGCGTGCAGGAGATGCTCAACACCCAGACTGACATGCTGGCGCTGGCGAACATTAAAAATGTCAGCAGATATTTCAAGACGCCCAACCCGCAGCAAATTCAGGCGATGCAGACGGCGCCGAAGACGCCCGATCCGATGGCGGTCGCCGCCCAGGCGCAACTCGAGAAGGTTCGCTCCGACACTTCGAAGGCGGTCGGACAGCAGAACCTCGATCGCCAGAAGATGGAAGCCGAAAACCAGTTCAAGCATCATCAGTTGAACGTCAAGACGGCGCTCGATCTGCAGAAGCTCGACATCGACGGCGCCAAGGCTGGGCTCGACCATCATGTCGAGCTCGCCAAGCTGGGCAGCCAGTTGATGTCCGACGATCAGGATCGTCAGCAGCAAGGTCAGCAAAGCCAGATCGACATGGCGGGCGCCCAGAACGATGCGGACGCCCAGGCCCAGCAGCATCAGCAGGCGATGAACGACGCCCAGCTGAAGGCGGCGCAGCAGGCGCAGCAGCATACCCAGGCGATGTCGCAGATCGCTTCCCAGCATACTCAGGCGATGACCAAGATGGCGGCCGACCATCACGCCGCGATGTCGGGCGTCGGGGCTAAGAACGCGGCCACGGTCGCGGGCGCGCTGTCGGGTGACGCCGACCGGCTGCACGAGCAGCACCAGGCGGCGATGGACCGGCTGCATCAGACGCACCAGGCGGCGCTCGATCGTGACAGCGCCGAGCGCACCACCGCGGCGACGCTGGGTAATCAGCAGACGCTGGCGAAGATGAAGCCGAAGAAATGAACGAGCCGCTGAAGAGGGCCGATCCGGAACTGATGAAGGCGATCGCGCGGGAATCCGCCGAGCTTCTGGAGAACCGCGCCTTTACCACCGCGGTCCGGACGCTGCATCTGCAGTGCCTGGGCAAGCTGATGGATGAGAGCATCGACACGCAACGGATGGTGAACCTGGTCGCCGAACTAAGGGTGCTGGAGAACCTCTCGAGGCGTCTCGCCAGTACGGCGAAGGACGCCGATTTCGCACAAGGAGCGCCGCGTGCCCGACGGAATTGACGCCGCTGCTGACGCATTTGCGACCGAGGTCGCGCCGCAGAGCCGACCGCGTGACCAGGCTGGCAAGTTCGTCGCCACCACCTCGAGGCCGGAGCCGATGTTCGGCGCGCGGCCGATCGAAGGCGATCCGCTGACCGGCGACACTCGCGACGGCGGCGACAATGCGGGACTGCGCGCTCGCGAAAAGGAGCTATCGAGACGTCAGCCACAGGAACAGGAGCCCGACGACAGCGAAGTTGAGGACGTTGATCGCGAGCCAGAGACGCTTGGAGAGGTCGACGGTGAGGGCGAGCCCGACAATGATCCAGATCAGGGCGAGCGGTACGAGGTTACGATCGATGGTCAGCCCCATGAGGTCACCATACAGGAGGCGCTCAACGGCTATGTTCGCCAGGAGACGTTCCACAAGCGCATG